TCAAGCTATAAGTGCTATAGTTACTGCTGGTACGGCTGCTTATGTCACCAATGCTATGACTGCTAGGTCGAATAAACGTCTTGCTGAAAAGGGATATCCTGTTAACATTAAGGGTTGGCATGTTGAAGATGGAACACTTATCCCGAACATGAATAATAATTAAAGTTTTAGAAAGAGGTGCGGCTGTATATGAGCCTATCTAATACGGCCGTTCCAAAATATTACGGCCTGTTTAGAGATGCAGTTATTCGAGGAGAAATTCCCGTTAATGAGGAAATTTCTATGGAGATGAATCGCATCGATGATCTTATCGAGAATCCGGGAATTTATTATGATGATCAGGCAGTTGAAGGTTGGATTAGATTTTGTAATAATGAACTTACTCTAACTGACGGCGCTGATTTGAATCTTCTTGATACATTTAAGCTTTGGGGTGAACAGGTTTTTGGATGGTATTATTTTGTAGAAGGTTCTGTTTGGGAGCCCTATGCAGATGGACATGGCGGTCATTACGTACGTAAATCTATTAAGAAACGACTTACTAATAAGCAATACTTAATAGTTGCTCGAGGCGCTGCTAAATCTATGTATGCAGCTTCTATTCAAGCATATTTTGCGGCGGTAGATTCTACAACTACGAACCAGATTGTTACTGCACCAACTGTCAGGCAATCGGAAGAAACCTTGTCTCCTATTCGAACAGCATTGGCCAGATCAAGAGGTCCTCTTTTCAAATTCTTAACAGAAGGTTCGATAAACAATACGACTGGTTCTAGGATTAATCGACCAAAATTAGCTTCTACTAAAAAGGGTATTGAAAACTTTTTAACAAATTCTATAATCGAGTCTCGTCCTATGTCGATAGATAAGCTTCAAGGTTCTCGTTGTCGAATTGCTACAGTTGACGAATGGCTTTCTGGAGACATTAGAGAAGATGTAATTGGCGCTATTGAACAGGGCGCTTCTAAGAATGATGACTATTTAATAGTAGCAACTTCCTCAGAAGGTACTGTTCGAAATAGTGCTGGCGATACAATCAAAATGGAATTAATGTCTATACTTAAAGGCGAGTATGTAAATCCTCATGTTTCTATATGGTATTACAAACTAGATGATGTTAAAGAAGTTGCCGATCCAGCAATGTGGATGAAAGCGCAACCAAATATTGGGAAGACGGTTAGCTACGAAGTATATCAGTTAGATGTAGAACGGGCTGAGAAAAATCCATCTACACGAAACGATATATTGGCTAAGCGTTTCGGAATACCTATGGAAGGTTATACGTATTTCTTTACTTATGAAGAAACACTTCCTCATAGACAACATGATTTTTGGTCCATGCCTTGTGCTCTTGGAGCGGATCTATCACAAGGCGACGACTTTTGTGCATTTACATTTTTATTCCCACTTAAAGATGGTGCTTTTGGTATAAAAACTAGATGCTATGTGACAGAGATAGCAGTAAAGAAATTGCCATTGGCTATGCGACAAAAGTATGAGGAATTTATTAACGAATGTAGTCTAGTCGTTTTAGATGGCGCAATTCTTGATATGATGGAAGTTTATCAAGACTTGGATGAATACATTATTAATTCCGATTACGATGTTGTTTGTTTTGGATTCGATCCATATAACGCCAAAGATTTTGTCGCTCGATGGGAAACAGAAAATGGGCCTTATGGTATAGAAAAAGTAATTCAGGGTGCACGTACTGAATCGGTTCCTCTTGGTGATTTAAAACATTTAGCTGAAGAACGTCTATTGCTTTTTGATCAAGAGTTGATGTCGTTTTGTATGGGTAATTGTATCACATTACAAGATACAAATGGCAATCGCAAACTTCTTAAAAAGCGTAACGATAAAAAGATTGATAGCGTTGCAGCAATGATGGATGCTTATGTGGCTTATAAGATTCACCGAGACATGTTTGCTTAATTGAGAGAGGAATCGTATAGAGTATTTCCGTCTTTTCATGATTCTATTCAAAATGGAATAGAACTATTGACTAATGACGATGATTTGTATTATTCAAGAATAAATTCTAAAACATTAAAATACCTTAGTGATTTGGATTGGGATGGATAGTTAGGAGGTGACTAATGTCATTAAAAGATCGTTTTGCTAGTGCTTGGAATGCATTTCAATCTGAGCCAAAAAGACAAGAAGATACTACTGAGCAGTATACCCATGTTAGTTATGGGAACTTTGGTTCATCTAGTTTCTATAGAAACGATCGTCATAGACTTAGATTCAATAACGATCGGTCTATTCTTAATACTATTTTCAATAGAATCGCTAATGACGTTGCGTCTGTTCAGATCCAACATATTAGAACGGATAGTAATGGACGTTACCTCGAAACTATTAAATCCGGACTAAACGAATGCATGACGTTATCAGCTAATCTCGACCAGACATCTAGAGATTTCTGGTTAGATTTAGTTTTATCGATGCTTGATGAAGGTGCTGTTGCGGCAGTACCAGTTGACACCGATAGAAATTTAGATCGAAATAATTCATTCGACGTACTTTCCATTAGAACCGGCCGCATTATTAATTGGGAGCCAAGTTCCGTCAAAATGGAAGTATACAACGAACGTAGCGGGTCTCAAGAGCAGATAACTCTACCAAAAGAAAAAGTTGCTATTCTTGAGAACCCATTCTATTCGATAATGAATGAGCCGAATTCTACGCTAAAAAGGCTTGTTTATAAGATGAATTTGCTCGATCAGATTGACGGTCAAAAAGCTTCTACAAAACTTAACATGTTTATTAAATTGCCATATTCTTTAAAGTCTCCAACTCGTGTTGCACAAGCTGAAGAACGTAGAAAAACTATTGAAGATCAATTAGTTAATTCTAAATACGGTATCGCATATATTGATCAAGCTGAGCAAATTACACCCTTGGGTCGATCTCTTGAGAATGATTTGCCAGCACAGATTCAAACACTAACTGATCAATTATATAATCAGATAGGTATTAGCGCAGATGTGTTTAAAGGTACTGCTAGTCAAGAGCAGCAGTTAATTTATAATAAAAAAGTTTTAAAGCCAATATTAGATTTGATAGAGCTGGAGTTTACAAGAAAATTTCTTACTCCAACCGCTAGGACTCAAGGTCAAAAAATAGGCTATTTCATTGACGCTTTCGATATGGTTACCCCGACGGAAGTTGGCGAAATGGCTAATGCTTTGAGTCGTAACGAAATTCTATCAGCTAATGAGTTTAGATCTATTCTTGGTTATAGGCCTAACGATTCGGAGAGATCGGATCAGTTGATCAATAAGAACATGCCTATTCAGACAGTCGACCCGTCTGTTGTGGCACAAAAAGAAGAAAGTGATGATACAATTAATCAAGAAGAAATTGATGAAGAAATAAAAAAATTAGATGAAATGGATTCACAAATAGACGATATATTGGAGCACTCTGCTCAATTATATGATCCAGTTGCGAGACATGAGCGATATTTACGTGAAAAAGCAAAACTTGGAATAAAAAGTCGAGCATCATCGCAGCAAATGACTGCTATGCGCAAAGAAACAAATGCTCGAACACAAGCTATGCAGGAAGCGGTAAATAGGCAGAGTAGTGATTTATCATCTAAATTAAAAATGGATATTAAGTCAGAACAAGATAAAACAAATAGTGCAAACGAAAAAGAATTAAATTTGGCTGAAATACGTGGGCGAAATCAAGCTTTAGCAAAAAAGATAGAATCATTGCGAACAACTCATGGATCTGCTCAAAAGAAATTAGCGAATGATTTAAAAACATGGATAAAAAATGAACGACAAGCATTAACGAACATAGCTTCTGTCGGACAAAAAAAGAAAAAGAGTACTCCTGACATTAGTGTTTCTAAGAAAGAAATAACGAAACGAGCTGATACTATTTATAAAAAACGATATAAGTAGTTTTTCATGATGTTTATATTCTATTCGATACGTTAAAGTATGACATATACAGCATACTTTAGTATTGGAACGATGACGGACATTATAGACTTTATTTTTACTGTACGAGAGGATAGTAATGGATTACGATTTTTGTGGCTATGCCACTAAGAACGATCTGCGTTGCGCAGATGGTCGCGTAATCCGTCACGATGCATTCAAGGAAAACGATGGGCAGACGGTGCCACTTGTTTGGCAGCATGTTCATTCAGATCCTACTAATGTTCTGGGTCATGCGCTTCTTGAGAATCGTGATGATGGTGTGTATGCTTATGCGACGTTTAATAATACGCCGTCTGGGCAGCATGCTAAAGAGATGGTTAAGCATGGCGATGTTTCAGCCATGTCTATCTACGCGAATCGTCTTAAGCAACACGGCAGCGATGTTGTTCACGGAATAATTCGTGAAGTAAGCCTTGTTCTTGCTGGCGCAAACCCTGGCGCATATATTGAAAATATTAGTTTTGCGCATGCTGATGGTACTTATACTGATGTTGAAGACGAAGCAGTAATTTATTCTGGGTCTGACACCATCGAGTATATTAAACACGCTGATGAGAATGAGGAGGATGAAGTTATGGATGATGTTCTGGATCAGCTTTCTGATGAGCAGATTGATGCGATCAATCGAATCATTGATGCAGCCATTAATGGTGCAATAGATGATCTTGACGATGAAGATGTTCTGGACGATCTTACGCCAGATCAGCTTGAGGCAATCGGCGACCTTATTGAGGATGCAGTAAGCGACGCTCTTGAGCATGCCGATGACGACGATGATGAGTATTACGACGATGATGACCTTGACGAAGACGACTATGATGAGGACGACTTCGACGAGGATGAAGACGAGGGCGATGACGTCCAGCATTCGTATTATGATGACGAGTATTATGATTATGATATTCGACATGCTGACGACGATCCTACTGTCGAGGATGTCTGGAATACTCTCAACGAAGAGCAAAAGAATTTAGTATATTTTCTGATTGGCCAGGCTAACGAGGATGATGCGGCTGAGCATAGCGCAATCTATGATGGAGGTTTTGACATGAAGCACAACGTTTTCGACGACGCGTATTATGATGACGAGGATGTTCTTACTCACGATGAGTTCGACGCTATTATGGCGGATGCCTATAATGCGAACTCTCTTCGCGACGTCTTCCTCGCACATGGTATCACCAATCTTGATGTTCTGTTCCCGGAGGCCAAGCTTGTTACCCCGACTCCTGAGATGATTTCTCGTGATATGGGCTGGGTTGATCAGCTTTGGAACGCTATTAAACGCACTCCCTTTGCGCGTATTAAGTCTACTGCCGCTAACATTACTGCCCCCGAGGCTCGTGCAAGGGGTTATGTTAAGGGTAATCTGAAGGCTGAGGAGGTCATCGTTCTTCTTTCCCGTGAGACCTCCCCGCAGACGGTATATAAGAAGCAGAAGCTCGATCGCGATGATGTTATCGACATTACTGATATTGACGTCATTGCGTGGATGAAGCAGGAAATGCGCGTCATGCTTAACGAGGAGATTTGCCGCGCTATTCTTGTTAGTGATGGCCGTGGTACTACTCATCCTGATAAGATCAAGGAGGACAAGATTCGTCCTATTTATCAGGATACTAATGTCTACACTATCCATTATGAGATCACGTATGGCGCCAATGATACTGAAGATCAGAAGGCTAGTAAGATTGTTGATGCTGCAGTTCGCGCTCGTAAGGATTACAAGGGTTCCGGTACTCCGTGGCTCTTTGCTTCTAACGAGGTTATCTCCGATATGATGCTTGCGAAGGATACTATTGGCCGTCGTCTCTATAAGGATGAGAACGAGCTTAAGGCTGCTCTTCGCGTTTCTAAGATTGTTGAGTGCCCGATTCTCGAGGATATTACTCGTGCTCGTGCTGCTGATGCTACTGCTGGTATTACTGCTGCTACGATGGACCTTAAGGCTCTTATCTTCAACCCGATTGATTACACGGTTGGTGCCGATAAGGGTGGCGCGGTTTCGCTCTTTGATGACTTCGACATCGACTACAACCAGATGAAGTATCTGATTGAGACTCGTATTTCGGGCGCGCTTACTAAGCCGTATAGTGCTATTGCTCTCGAGGTTGAGCATCCTGCTACGACCACTCCGACTGAGGGTAATGGCGAGGGCTAAGTCTCAGATAAATCAAAATGGAAGGAGGGGTCGGCTACATGGGAGTATTTTATGGTCCGATAGGATTCGTTGAAACTGTCGAGGATCCGGAAGGATCTGGTATTTGGGTTGAAGTTCCCATCGAACGTAATTATCGAGGAGAGATCCAGCGCAATACTAAGCGTTGGGATAGTGGGAATAATGTAAATCCCAATCTCAATATTTCAAATACTATTTCTATAGTAGCCGATCCCTACTTTAACGATCATTTGAACAGTATTCGATATTTAAAGTGGCTTGGTGGATACTGGGAGATAACAAATGTTGATGTCGAATTACCTCGATTAATATTGAGTATTGGAGGTGTGTATAATGGACCGACGGTTGGAACTTCAGACAATACTGGAGAACATCCTAGGATCCCGTAATGTATATTTTCAACCACCTTCTAATACTAAACTGTCCTATCCTTGTATCATATACAACCGAAGTAATATAGAGTCTAGGTATGCGAATAATGATAAGTACAATACCAGAGTGCGATATTCGCTTATGCTTATAGGAAGATCGCCAGAAAGCGAGCTTGTTAAAGAATTATTAAAGCTTCCTTACTGTTCCTATGATAGATTTTATACAGCTGATACTTTAAATCACGATACGTTTACTTTATATTA